GCCTGTGGCCGATGCTGCGCCCCGATAGCCTGTGGCGGAGGCCGCGCCCTGATAGCCCGTGGCGGAGGCCGCGCCCTGATTGCCTGTGGCGGAGGCTGCGCCCCGATTGCCGGTGGCGGAGGCCGCGCCCTGATTGCCTGTGGCGGAGGCTGCGCCCTGATAGCCTGTGGCGGAGGCCGCGCCCTGATCGCCTGTGGCGGAGGCTGCGCCCTGATAGCCTGTGGCGGAGGCCGCGCCCTGATAGCCCGTGGCGGAGGCCGCGCCCCGATCGCCTGTGGCCGAGGCCGCGCCCTGATCGCCTGTGGCCGATGCTGCGCCCTGATAGCCTGTGGCGGAGGCCGCGCCCTGATAGCCTGTGGCCGAGGCTGCGCCCTGATAGCCTGTGGCGGAGGCCGCGCCCCGATCGCCTGTGGCCGAGGCTGCGCCCCGATAGCCTGTGGCCGATGCTGCGCCCTGATTGCCTGTGGCCGATGCTGCGCCCTGATTGCCTGTGGCATGATTCTCTTTTTCGGCGTTTGCGCGCTTGATCGCGTCCTCAAATCCGATTTGGTTCTTGACATATTCGATCTGCGCTTTCACGAGGCCGGGAACGCCAATCTCAGCTTTCAACGTCATTTTTTTCGCGACGATTTTACTATCATCCGATTCACGCTCGTCAGTTACTTCTTCGGCATCTGCCTCAAAGTACCGGCTTGCATTCGGTGCGTAGTGGTTCAACACATCGATAGGCTGCTCGCACGCGTGCAAACCTTCTTTGCATAGGTGCGGTTCACCGTCAAAAACAGCGGTTTCGCCCAGCTTGTATTGAAACCCGCGGCACTTCATATCCTTATCCGTGCCTTTATAAACTTTCATGTTGATCCTCCTGTTTCATCTTTCCCACCAGCCACAGCGGCGGGAACAAATAACGGTCTTCGTCCTCCGGCTCGTCCGGCTCGTACTCCGGCTCCGGAATGCTCAAGTACAGGTTTTCGCCGTCATATGCCATTCCGGCTCACCTCCTGGCGGATCAGCGCTTCACAGAAGCTCTGAACCGTAGAATAGCCCAGCTTTTTCAGAAGCCTGTCCAGCTTCTTAGCCTGATCATCCGTCAGCCGGAAATAATACCGGTTCGTCTTCTTCCTGCGCTCAACGCGGTTCTTTGGCGCGTCCATCGCCTTGATCGCCGCCGCTGCGTCGGGTTCTAGCCTGACACCGTATTTCTCCGGGTGTTCGCATTGCGAAAGCAGAACCTTATTAAACTTCGGGTAGTCGGCCCGATGTACCGCGTCGACGCAGGCTTTCGCACCATGTCGGACGCGGGAATCCGTTAAACTTGACATAGGTTCCTTTCTGCCCTATAATGAGGGCGACAATCGTTTTCCTTTCGGCCTCTGTCGCGTTGCCGCGCGGCAGGGGTCATTTCTTTATGCCAGCCCGTACAGCAGCGCTACGAGCGCGACGAAGCCAGTCACGACGCATTCATACGTCATTTCCGCCGTCCCGGCCATTGCGGCCAAGATCATTGCTGCGCCGCTCACCCAAAGGCACAGGCCCTTGACGATCCGCCGCGCCGCCTTGCGGGCCTCCGCTTCTTCCCGCAGCCGCTCCCGGCGCTCCTCAGTCGTTTCCTCCGGCTCATACCCGAGCCGCTCTGCAAGATTGGTTCTCATTCTGCTAACTCCTTCCTCCATACCGGGCTGTCCTCTCGGTTCACGCAGTAGCGCATGGTTTCCTTGAATTCCTCTCCTATTCCCCGCTGGCAGAACGCGGCATAAAATATGTTCAGGATTCGCGCGGCAGCAGCGCTCAGTTCCAGCGCGCTGCCGGATAGCGCAGATACCGTTTTTTTGCCGTCCATGCCGATCTCGACGTGTACCTTCCCGTTATCCATTGGTTTTCTCCTTCGCCTCCTGCATCCGCCTGACGAGCCGCGCCAGACGGGCGTTTTGTGTAACGAGCTTCTGCGCGTCCAGATCCAGTCCCTTTCGCTTCAGCCCGCCGATGATCTGCGCTACCTGGCACTCACACACCAGCGCCGCCTCAATCAGATCATGCAGCTCCTGCGCATCCAGCGTCAGGGTGTAGGTCTTCACTTCCGCCATGTTGCATCCTCCTTCTGTCCTCTCCTTTTTCGATTTCTGTTCGTTGCTTCGCAATTCGTTGCCGCTGCTTGGCGTTGCCCTGCTTGGCCTTTCCCCTGCTTTGCATTCGTTGCTGCGCCGTAGCTGCGCGTAGCCTTCGATGATTTGCCATGCCCCTGCATTGCTGGGCTATTCATTCCTTGCCTTTGCCGTTCTTTGCCACACTAAGCCAAGCCATTGCAGTTCATTGTATTCCTGAGCGTTTCCATGCTTTTCCTTTGCTGCGCCTATCCCCGCTAAACACTGCCGTTGCGCATCTACGCCCATCGGTACGAAGCAATTCCGTTGCCGTTCACCGCTGCTCTCAGCGACGCGCTTCCCTCGCAAGTCCCTGCGTGGCCTCACCCTTGCACTTAACCATTCAGAACCTCGTAGGTAAATCTGCCCTTGCCGGAGTTCCGCCACTGGCCGATGCCGCGTAGGCGGCCATACTCCAGCCATTCCAGGACTGCTTCCTTGTGCGCCTTTTCGTCGAGCATCACGATTTCAAGCTCGATGGAGCTGCCTGCCGGGATTTCCTCGGAGTTCGCAAGGCTGACGCGCTCCCCCTGTGCGGTCTGTGCACGAAGCGGCCTCTGACATTCTCCGACCTCGCCGTTGACCTCAATGGGAATCATGCGCGGCTCCACAAAGATCAGGCCGTCGATGATCTTCTTATAGGCTTTCAGCGCACTGGATTTCTTGGATTTCACGCGGGCAAGCATACCGCAGGCGTCCTTGAAAAAGCCTTTGACCTGATAATCGTACAGAATCGGCTGTCCGTCGGTACGCGGGAAAACGGTTTTTCCCTTTTCGGCGACAGCGTCCGCGCCCAGCGCTGCAATCTCATCCTCAATCGTGCTTGCGTCCGGGGCCTTGCTTGCGATAAAGTCCCGCGCAATGTTCTCGTTGCTCGGCCATGTGCCGAGAACCGGCTCCAAAAATGTTAATCTGACTTTCATTTGTTCCTCCTCATGCTCCGAGAAACCGCAAAAACGGCTCTCTCGGGATCTTCACTCTGTGCTTGCTTGTGCAGCAGACCGGAAAGCCCAGCTTTTCAGGCTGTTCCCTCGCCATCAAGCGAAGCCATTGCGGGTTACAGCCGAGCACCTGCGCCGCCTCGCTTGCGAGGATTGTGGGCTTTGACATTGCCCGGATATCGTCCAGCGTCATTTTTCCTCCTTTCTTCGTTCGATCACGGCCTTAACCGCGTCTTCCAAGCGCTTCCTCGCACCCGGCGGATTTCTTTTCCCGTTCAGGATCAAGGACAGATAGCCTTTTGTAAGTCCAAGCTCTGCGGCAAGATCGTCGTATGAAACACGCGCATTGTGCATTTTCCCGATCAGTACGCCTGTCCATTTTTCAGGCATATACACACCTCCATTCTGTTAAAATTGTTGACTGCAACGCCCCGGACGTGCTATACTGCCATTAGCCCTTTTAGGTAAATTCAGGAGGTGGTTGTCATGACCAAACTTTTGAACTTGCCAGTTCCAGACCAAAGAAACGGCGTGATGCGTTAGGGCAAGGGGCAGCGCCAGAACTGCCAAAGTGAGCGGCGCGTCCATAGAAGCGCAAGTTCGTTTTGTGTCAGGATAGTATTGCCGAGCCTGTGGAAAGAACTCTACCAATTCGGACGGATGCGAAGTAATGCAGCCGACCATCCTGTGCAGCGCGTTCTGGTAAACAACTCTGGGGAAACCCGCTCGTGAACGAACCACGGGCGGCTTTTCTTTTCGCCGCAGTCAACTTTTGAAATTTATTGTTGAAATTGTTTACTGTTTGTGCTACTATGAATTTGCGAGAAACACATTAGCATTGGCGCAAGCGTTGATTTGCTTGGGTCTTGTTTGTTGCAAACTTTTTCAACCACAAGGCAATAATACATCAAACATTCTCAACTGTCAACCGCTATTTGCAAACTAATTCAACTTTCGTCGTATTTAACAATTCCAGAGGTGTATTATTGTGTTTTATGACAACTTTGTTGCGCTTTGCGCTTCTGTAAACAAAACCCCTGCATACGTTGGCCGAGAACTCGGAATTGACAAATCAACAATAAGCTGTTGGAAAGCGCGGAAGACAAAACCCTCTGACGTAAATGCGCAAAAAATCGCCGACTACTTCGGCGTAACAGTAGAAGAACTGATGGGCAAAGGCATAAAAAAAGAGCGCCCCGCCGATGGCGAAGCGCTTATTCGTGACTTGCCGGAGGATATCCAGCAGATTATTCGGATTTGCATGAATCGTCCCGAGCTTGCATCCGCTCTATTAAATCTTGCGAAGCAGATAGAAAAAGATTGAGTTTTTCGGGCGTGAATCTTGATATAGTTTCCACCAATTCCTTGATTGTCACGGCTTCTTTTTCGTTCATTTCAGTTCCTATCTCCATTCTTCCAAATTCCGACGTTTATTTTTGTGCAGCTTCTACATTGCGGTTGCTGGTTCTAAGTGGTAATATGTAATTGTTTACAAACCATATAAGGAGTGCCGCATTGATGACTAAAAATGAATATATTGTGCAGTGCCCAAGATGCGGGGCAGAGTTCCCGGAACGGGAGAAGTTCTGCCCGCACTGTGACACGCCCAACCGAAAGATGATCTGCCGCTCCTGCGGAACGCAAATCAATGCAAGCGCCCGCGTCTGTCCGGAATGCGGCGCAAGAAACAAAAAGATGATTTCGGTTCAAAAAATCGCGATTCTTTCTGTTCCGTTCGCTGCCGTTGTGCTGGCAGTTGTCCTTATCGCATCAAAGCCCGCGAAGAAGCCAGCCGAGCCGATCAAGAGGCAGGAGCCGGATACAATCTCCGCATCGGAGTCGGCAAAGACGGAAGACGACGCACAGACCGGGGAAACGGCAACCACACCGATAACGGCTGAAAAAACATGGGGCAATAAGATCAAGCTCACGATCCCAGCCGACTTTATCGGCGAAGATGCGACGCAGCAGGCATTGGACGAAAAGGTAAAGGAAACAGACGGGCTTCTGTCTATAGAGCTGAATCCTGACGGCTCCGCGACCTACGTTATGACAGCGGAGCGACACAAAGAGCTTATGCAGGAGCTGGCGCAGAACATTGACGCCCAGCTTGCGGACATGGCCGGTTCCTCTGACTACCCAAACGTCATTTCCGCCGAAGCGTCCAGCGATTACACGTCCTTTACTGTAACGCTTTCTACTGATGTGGTTGGGCTTCAGGACTCACTCCTTACACTGGCATTTTATATGTACGGCGGTATGTACAACGCATTCAACGGAACTCCGGTCGACAACGTGTGTGTGCAGTTTGTAGACCAGACCGGCAATGTGCTGGAGGAAGCGAACTCGAGGGACGCACAATAAATTCAGTGCAGGATTCTCGGTTCCCGCCGCTCGTCCTGCTCCCGGCCTACGTCCGCGACGCAGGCAAACAGGAGCGGAATACCCTTGATGTAATCCACGCTGACGCTATGCACATCCGTCAGCTTTGCCCCGTCGACCGTCACGTCGACTCTCCCATTGTTTACCCGGATGTTGATGCACTCCATATTTTTTCCTCCTGTCATTTATTATAGAACGATTGTTCTAAAAATCAACATGGTATTATGAACAAACAGACCGCGTTATTTTTGGGAATCAGGAATCCAATGGTGTACAGTTTATGGGACTGATGATTTGATATAAGATTCGGTTTGCCCGGCCCCATCGTATCTGGAACATACGGTGGGGCCATTTCAACAGATGCCGGATTCAGGAACTATCTGCTACGTTTTCATTGTACCAGATAATGTTTGTAAGAAAAGCCCGATTTTTGCGTTTTCTTCTCATAGTTTGCGTTTTAACACGGAGAATGTAAGAAATAACAATACAATCTGCGATTGGAGGCGCACCAATGTCCGCAATACAGGAACTCGCGCCGTTTATCGGCGCGTATCATGGGAGAATCAGAAAAGCGAAAGATCAAAGCGGAATGACGCTGGAAGAGCTGTCGGAAAAGTCTGGGGTTTCCTTCTCTACCGTGAGCCGATTATATGCTGGAACACAAGCGGATCCACGGCTTTATAACTCGGCCGCAATATGTAAAACGCTTGGTCTGTCGCTCGACGAGCTGTTCGGCCTTGAAAATTTCGTCGGAAGCCCGGAAAAGCTGACCAAGCAGATCCATCATGTCGAGCTTGAAAACGCCAAGCTGGAGGCAGCAACAGCCCTACAGAGCGCGCAGATAAGGTCTACACATACAATGTGTTACGTTCTCGCCCTATTTTGCTTGCTGCTCTCCTTTACCCTGATTGCCTGCCTTGTAACGGATGCGCAGATTCGGAACGCAGGCCTCATTCGCGATGGAGATTTGTCCGTAACCGCATGGGCGTGTATCGCCCTGATCGTAGGTTCAGTTCTGGCTTCGGCAATTACTTTCTACGCGATTCGAAAAGAACGTGGAGGGAAACATGGAGTGCATCAAGTGTAAAAAAGAAATCCCAGACGGCGCGCCCTACTGTTGCTGGTGCGGAAAAAAACAGGAAGCGCGGCGAAACCGGACACGCGGGAACGGGCAAGGAAGCGCTTACCAGCGAGGGAAGACGTGGACGGCGCGTTGGACAGAAAGAACTTACCTAGATGAGAACGACAAGCTTCGGCAAAAGATGCGAACAAAAGGCGGGTTTACATCAAAGCGCGCCGCCCTCCAATATGCCGCAAACCCTCCGAAGGAAGAGCAGCGAAGCCCCACCCTTAGAGAATACTACAAAACATATCTGCGTGGGGATTATCTATCCTTATCGGCTGATCGTCAGGGCGCGGCGGAAAAGGCCTTCGAGCGCATGAGAGAAATCGTCGACCGTGAGATCGACGCGCTTACCATCGCGCAGATACAGGATGTTATCGACCGCAACGCCAACACCTATTACACACGGAAAGATATGAAAACCGTCCTCTCCCACTGCTATAACCTCGCAATCGCAGAAAAGCAGACAACCGTGAATCTTGCAAAGTACATAAAGCTTCCGGAATTGGAAGAGAAGTCGCCGGAACCGTTTACCGACGCCGACGTAAAAAAGCTATGGGAAGCGTATGCAAAAGACCACTTTATTGGGTTTATTTTAACGATGATTTATACCGGCATGATGCCCGGTGAGCTTCTGAAACTCAAGAAAGATATGATTGACTTTGAAAAGAATGAGATCGTCCGAGGCGGCATAAAGACAAAGAAGCGGAAGGAAACGCCTATGGTATTCCCGGATTTCGTTGCGCCGGTGCTGCATGAACTATGCGAAGAAAGCAAATCGCGCGTCGGAAATATCTGCTGCATAAACAAAGATAATTTTTACAAGAGATATTATGAGTGTTTGGAGCTCGCCGGAGTGCAAAAGCTACCACCTTACTCATGCCGCCATACAACCGCTACAGCCCTCGCGATGAAAAACATCGACCCGTTTACGATCAAGGAAATCATGCGCCACACGAAGATAACGACTACCCAACGGTACGTACACCCGGACATGAAAGGCATGGTCGATGCCGTAAATCAGTTGCAAAACGACTCGACAGAGTGAATTATGTATGCTACAAAATATGTTACAAACGCCAATTTCCCCAGTGTTTTCAATGGGTTTTTCTCCCCTGCTAAGGGAGTAGGCGTCTAAAAAGCGCGCGAGAGTTCAAATCTCTCCTTCCGCGCCAAAGTACCGATTTTAGCTGTTTTAAAGCTAAAATCGGTACTTTTTTATGCTTTTCGCCCCATTTTCTGCGTATTTTCAAAAAGCGAAAAATCACGTTATGACACGCTCTGTAACATAAAATCATTTCCCGTATGCTACATTGTATGCTACAAATTCAGTGCAATGCGAGGGGACTCCCCTATTTTTTGCTACATGGACTTTATTTTCCGAAGCATGGAATCATAGACTTTTCGGTTCACAAGCGATAATGTGTCCATAAGTTCATCAACGACCGCCCAAGCCTTTGCCGGGTCTTTCCCAGCTACCGCAAGTAAAAACTCACTGTCCCCGTACTCGCCCACGGTAGCCGGTTCTGCGGTCACAGGGGCGGGAGCGCCGGAGTAGGAACCCACATGCCTACCGCCATCGCCCCGTTCCTCTTCCTGCATCTTATCGCGTATCACATAAAGATCTGCCAGTTTGGCATAATTGGGATAGCTGGATTCCTCATATTCCAGCCGCGCTATCTCCTTGCGGATCTCGGCTTTATCCAGCATATCGCGCCTCCTTATGCCCGCTCGATCTGCTCCATGCAGCGGCGGATCGCGTCACGGGTTTTATCGTCGTCCGCGTCGCGCATCATATCGTCCAGCTGCGCGCGCATATGCTCGTGGGCATCAGCGCGGGTATAGCGGCCCATTGCGTCACGGCGGCGGCCACGGTAAGAGCTGCCCCGGCCGTAAGTACCGCGCATATCCGCCTCCCACTCGCCATCGCGGGAATAGCCGCCGTCTTCAGCCATCTCGATCTTGTAGGTATTCTTGATGGAGCTGGTCAATTTCTGGATCGCGTCGAGGTCGCCTGCGGACATTTCCCGCTTCTCGGCAATTTCGTCCAGCTCTTTGCAGAGCATTTCGCGGAGATTCCTCAGATCATACATATCGCTTCCTCCTTTCATGCTACGCGCTCGACGGTAAGATTGCTGTTTGCAAAATTAACCGTTTGCGTGCTGGTGTTCCGCATACCTACCGTCAGGCAGCAGCCTCTCGGCACGCTCACCTGTGCGGACACATAAACGTTGAAGTAGTTTTCTACCGCTGCCGGTGTCACAGTCGCCGTCGCGCTTGCCAGGGCTTCACCGTTGATGGCAAGTGCGGCTGTGATTGCCTCGACTGTGCCGCCGGTTGGAATTGCGATGTTGCCGCCGTAGGAGACTTTGAAACTCGCTCTGCACTGATTTGTCAGCCCGCGCAGCGTGACCAGACCGCTGCCCTCGCGGTGCACGATGCACGGCTTGCTGCTCACTGCTGTTTCCGTCAGCGGGACGTTCTGCCCGGCGGCGACGCCGACGACGTTGGAATTTGTAAACTCAGCCAATCCCAAACACCCCGCTTCCCGAATTGCCTGCTTTGCAGTAGTTCAAAATCGGCTCCATCGCCGTCTTCATCGCCTCTGCGCAGCTCGGCTGCTCCATTTCGTCCACCGTTTTCAGGATACAGGCGTATGTGTAGAGATCCGTGATGTTCATCTTGTACAGATCCACGCCCATCAGGTGATCGATGAATTTCTTCTTGAGTTCCTTATATGTTGCCATAAAATCATTCCTTTCATAAAAATACAGCGGCGGGACGATTGCCCCGCCGCGTTGCTATCGAGTATCGGCAATGGGGCCGATCATTTTCGTGAGGCCACGAAAAAGCTCTACGGTATGGAGTTGTTACGCCGCGCAGCCGCCGCAGCCGTAGTTGTAGCCGCTGTTGCAGCAGTACGGATTCGCTACAACATAGGCCGGGCTGGGACTCGGGCGAAGCGTGGAAACAAGGTAATTGTTCTGTGCCGCCTGCGACGCCGCCAGCTGGTAGCCGAAAAGCTGCTGGTTCTGCTCGGCAATCTTCGCGTCCTTCGCCGCAAGCTCCTGCGCCGTCAGACGCTGATCGATGCTGCGGAAGCCGCAGTTCATGGCGTCGATGATGTCGCGGGTGGTGTTCTGCACGGTGTTGCGGGTGTCGCACGCCTGCGTCGCCATGTCATAGCGCACCTGGGCGATTGCAGCGCGGTTTTCGCAGCAGCACTCCTGCGCCTGCATCTGCATCGCGTTAAGCTGCTGCATGAGCGCGGCCTGCTGGTTGCAGCGGGAAAGCTCGGCCTGAGCAAAGCCGTTTGCCATCGCCATGTTGGCGCCGTTGACAAGCTGCGCCTGCTGGTAAAATCCGTCGCAAAGTCCCTGATTTACACTGTCGATCTTGCGCTCGATGTTGGAGAAGTCAGAGGCCAGCACATAGCCGTCTACAACGCCGCCGGAATTTCTGCCGTTGTTGCCGAAGCCGTTTCCATTGCCGCCCCAGCCGCAGAAAATGGCAAGGAACAGGATGATGAACCACCAGCCATTATCGCCGCCGAAGCCGCCCCAGCCGCCGCCTGTCATACCGGTAGGCGCGACGGGCATTGTCATGGTCGGGGCGCCGTCATTCAAACTCATATTTTTCATTCCTTTCGTAGATTCAAAAGATTTATCTCAATCGTGGCCACGATTTTGATCGTTCAACTGTTCGGAATTCCCGAACTATTGCAGCAGCTGCCGGAATTGCCCCGCCACCTGCTGCAGCTGATTCAACTGCTGCTGCGAGATTTTCCCGCTTTGCACAAGCTTTTCGACCTCTGCTTTTGGGTCACCCTGAAAGCTGTTCTGGAATTGCCGGAACTGCTGTATCATGTTCTGGAACTGCCCCATCGGGCCGGGCATCTGTCCGCCGCCGAGGGCCTGAAACAGGGGATTAGCCATCGCTTTCAGCCTCCTTTGCCTTTCTCGCCGGTCTGGCGCTGGGGGCCGTCAGCTTGGCTACCAGCTCCTCAAACTCACGGCGGGTCACATATTCCTCGCTCATGTCCCTTCGCGGCGCTGCGGGCGCTGGTGCGGCCTGTGCACGCTCTACGAGATCGTAGGTCGTCATGGCCGGTTTCCCGCTCGCGTCAGCCTTTTTCACGTACACGACAGGCGCATTCATATCCCAGAGCGTAACGGCGTTGTTAGGCGCGACAATAAAGTCGTTCGCCGCCTGCTCGTTCGGAACCCAGATGATCGACTGATTCTGCGGCTGCTGGGGCTGCGGTTGGTAAGCCGGCATCTGCGGCGCGGGCTGATACTGCGGACACATCTGCATCTGCGGCTCCTGCATCTGCGGCATGGGCGGCTGATTGTAAATCGGTTGCTGATACACATACGGCTGCTGTCCAAACATCATGCTTCCTCCTTTGCCCAATAAAACAGTGGGATTTCACTCCCAGAATCCCATGTATCAAAATACGTCCCATCCTCCACGCACACAACGTGGCTTGATAACGCCAACACATACGCGCCGCGCGGATGATCTGCGCAGAAATCCGCGACGGTATAGCAGTCCGGGCACGTGTTCGGGATTACGTTCCGGGTAAAGCCCTGCTGCCGGAGGTAAGCGCTCCATACGCTGTTTGCGCTCGGCAGATCTCCCATGATGAGTCCTTGCAGGCACAATCCGATATACACCTCGTCCCAGCTCTTCCCGGTCGCCTTTGCGATGGCCCGGACGGTGCAGTCCCCGACTTTCAGCCCGGCGGGGTTTGGATTAAAATAAGAAAAGCCCATACCGAACACTCCTTTGATGTGTTCAGTATGGGCCTTTTTGCTGCTTCTTGTGCCTCAGTTGTGTATCAATTTGGTTCAAAATTTAAGCCCGCGGTTATTCCACGGGCTTGTTTTGCTGCATATATCCGTCGATCCACCCACGGATCAAGGCGCTGGGCGTTGTGCCGTTTGCTTTTGCGGCAGACTTAAAATCGTCAGCAAGGTCGCGCCGCATCTTGCAGCTTACCAGCGTCATGTTTGTGGCGTCCCACTTGTCGCGGGCGCGCTTTTGGGCCTCACTCGGCATCGGCGGCCTCCCAATTTGCGCGGCTACGCAGGATGTCAATCTCAAAAACATCCGCGTGTGCAGGAATCGACTCAAATTCCTGCGTGAGAAGGTTGAAGGCGTTTCCTCCATCATTCCAGCCCTCCGCCCCAACGGGCAGATAGAGCTTACTATCATCCGGCCCATTGAGTGTGAAAATGCCGTCATGCTTCAACGCGCCGCGGACTGTCCATTCTCCAGCGTATTTCATCTAGAAAAACCTCCCCTGTTCTCATCGCCACATGGCGACGCACTTCGCAAGCATACGTCCGCTTGCGCTGCGGATGCTCACCGTTCCCTTAATTGCGTCACCGTCCAAGCGCTCCGCATCTTCGATATAAACGTTCATAATAGTTTCATCCTGCGTGAACAGGAATCCGTCACCGGCTTCGGTTTCGGCCACCCGGATAAAATCCGGAAGTTCAACTTCGGCGTGGAGCCAAGTACCGGGGAAGTTTTCCTTCGCCTTCGCCTTAATGATGATTTTGTCCGGAACGTTCCGGAAATCAGAACGGATGCGGTAAAGATGTGCAATCATTTTTTATTCCTCCTCTAAATCTGCTCGCAGCTTATCAAACCAGGCTTCTTCCTCCGCCCAGCAGTGAGCCGCGTACTCTTCATAAGTTTCAAAGTCTCCGATAATGTATCGGATATTGGTAAGTCTGTAGATTTCGAATGTATGGATATCCGCGAAACGGTCCGCAATCTTATGCCCTTGCAGGTTCTTGTCGTAAGGTTCGTCTCCTACTGGAGCCATAACCTTCGCCAGAATTTCCGTTTGTTCCTCATACCATGCGTTGCGTTCCTCCTGCGTCTCAAACCGCATCGGTTCCTGCGCGCGACCGGCGGCGCTTCCGGCCTTCATGATTCTGGTGATTTCCTCTACGTTTTCCATTGTTGTTTCCTCCTTCTCAGCCCAACGCGTCAATGAGCTTCGACGCGTTGGACTCCGTTACGATCAGCTCAAGCTTTTTTACAACATCGACGATTGTAATCTTGGAAGTGCGGGCTACGATTGCCGGGCGGTTTTTCGTGAACCATGCTTCGACGGACAGGCCTTCCGATTCCGCTCGCTTCTCTGCTGCGGCGTGCCATTCTTCACTCATGTTTTCGAGCCGGACTTTATCTTCCACCGCGAAGAATCTGGCGAGCTTTACGTGGCAGCCCGCAAGATCACGAGAGATGAATTCGTCGCGCAGGGCCTCTGCATAGGAAATCTGCTTTTCGGAAACGCCGCTGATCTTGGGAAGCGGATGCTCGGCACCGAAGTTCTCGGCAATGTACGCATTCAGTTTAGACGCCGCCTCTGCCTTTTTTGCTGCGGCATAGCAGGACGGGCAAACAGTAACGTGTTCCGCAGCCCATTCTGCATAGGAATCTGCGTCGCTGCGGTTTACGCAAGTGCGGACGTGTTCGAACGTGCCTCCGCAGATTTCGCATTTGCAAGTGATCTTCGCCTTTGCCATCGCTGTACCCTCCGTAGTTGGTTTTGTTTTGCTTCATCTTATGCACCTATTATATACCGTAATACCGTATATGTCAATAGTTTTTTCAAAAAATAAGCGCCGATTTCTCGGCGCTTATCTCAGTTATACAGTTTGCTGGATGTCCGCTGCATCTCCCGCATGATCTCCGGCAGGCGGCGCTGGACCGTGGCGCGGCCCAGAAACAGCTCTGTTGCAACATCTACCTGGGGAAGCTTATCCACAAAATAGAGCTGCGCGATCTTCTCATTTTCCCGGCCAAGATTGGCCTGATAGATCACGGCCTCCATATCCTTGCGGGTCAGGCGGCCCAGCTCTGGCGGCAGCTTGGCCCGCGCCTGCGGCGACATAGGCCCCGCCTCCTTACGTTTCCTTGTGATTCAGCACGGCGATATTGCCCTTGTTGCTGACTTCGAGATCCAGCGCGGCGGCCAGATCGCGCACCTTGACGTAGTTCGTGCCGTCTTTCAGGATGCGCTCAACGGCGACTTCCTTGCCGTCCACGATGATTTTGCTCTTTTCTACCATCTCAGTTTCCTCCTCTGCATTTTTTCCATCTTCGAGGGCCATCACGGTATGGCCCTCGCTTACCAGTACGTCCCCGCGCAGGAGATTCGCGTCCGTCGTCAGATACTTGCTGCCGGTCAGCAGCACAAAATCTCCCGTCTCAGGCCAATCGTGCAGCATACAGTAGGTGGTGCAGCTGTTGCCCTGCCGACGGTAGAGCGCTTCGACCGACGCGCAGCCTGCGGCCACAGCGCAGAGCATCATGAGCGCGGAGCAGTCCGTCTCCACAGGCTTCGCGATCCTGCTCACGTCCCACCCGACGGCTCTGGCGGCCTCATACGCCGTGTTCCTGTTGTCCATGTCGTAGCCGATGTTCCGGTTCTTAATGGCCGCCTCGCACGTCTGCGCGGCCAGCTCGGCCTTTTTGCGGCTCTTGTAGCGCAAGATGCCGAGCCAGCGGCCATTGTACCAGTTGGAGATATTCAGCTCCCGCCCGGTCTGGTTGCCGGGCTGCTGGTTGCGGCCGCCCGTCTCGCCGAGACTGGCCTGTCCGATCTTGATACTCATGCCCGCTCACTCCCGTACAACTCGTGGTGCAGCTGCAGCACGGCGGCCTCGATCATCTTGTCGATCGTTTCCACATCAAATTGAATGCCCTTCTCGGCGAGGAAGTTCACAACATACGCCTTTTTCGCCGCGCCGTCCGTCGCGGTGTACAGCTGCTCCGCCGCCTTTACGCCGATCTCAACGTAAGTGCGGATCGTTTGCAGCTTATCCGCGTCGATCTTGGTTTTGAGCCACGGGATCAGAAATGCCGAAACGAGCGCGCTGATGAGCGCGATCACTGCCGAGATGATTTGTGTGTAGTCCATAGCTTACTCCTTTCACGCTTCCACGATGTTGATGCCGTACTGCTCCGCGCAGATATGCTCGATCTTGCAGCCGCGGGCGTTCTTCCAACCGGAGGCGAAGTACGCAACGTCAGCCGTAGACAGCAGTTTCAGCGATTCGCCAAGATACCACAGTGGCCTTGCCTCCGCCGGAGCGTTTTCAAAGAAGCTGTCAATCACTTCGATTTCATCGCCCATCAGCTCCTTTGCGCAGAAGATCGCATCTTCACGTTCTTTCCGAATTTCCTCGTTGGTCTTTTCCTTCATAGGCTGAGAGATAAACAGTTTTTTCATTAAGTATACTCCTTTCAGTCCTTCAGCACGATCTCTGCGATGCGTGCTGCCGCTTCCGGGCCGTATTTTGCGGCCCATTTATCCATGTACTTCTGCGCGTACTTCGCGCGGTTCTCGTTCTTGGCTTTCCAGAGGTAAAAGCCGCTGGAAGCCGTTGTTTCGGCCAGCACCGCAAGCGTGATCTCCGTCAGGCCTGCGCCTGCCGCGCAGGCGATGATGAGCGCGAGGCTGACGAGCGCGCTGCAAATCAGCCACTTTTTACTAAACTCCATTGCTATGCCCGCATTGCGCCTCCAGCTGGTGCAGGAACTTTTTCACGTCGCCGTTCCCGCCGAGTGTGACGTATTTCTGCCCGGCAATCAGACGTTCAGCCATTGGCATTTCCTCGCTCATGATCGTGAGGCGGAGGATAGCCAAATACTGCTCATCCTGATGCTCCTGCATTTTCCCGAGCTTTTTGTCGATCTCGGCTAGATGCGCCTCCTGCGTCGTGGCCTTGCCTCGCTTTTTCTGAACCGCGCTGACGATGGCATTGACTACCGCCGTCAGCGCGGATGAGCCAAGCGCGGCGCAGGCGAGGGTGACGATGATGGTTTTGGTTTCCATTTTTCTGTACCTTTCTCTTTTATTTGCCGGGCTAATCGTCCGCCATTTTGATGTAAGTGGTGGTATCGCTGGAATAGCTGATCGTCGGCAGCGTCGTGCCGCCGAGGGCTGCGTAGAGGGCCGGGTATGCAGTCTGATCGAAGGTAGAGCCATCGCAGGCGTGCCACGGGGCAGCGAGGACGCGGACGGTCGTGAGGATATCGCCGACGTGATAATTCGGCTCCGAAAGCTTCCCAAATGCCTCATTTACCATCGGGTTCGCTGGTGCGTCGCCCGCTCGCCAGATCTTTGCAGCGCTCTGTGCCGTCAGCAGGTTCCCGGCCGTGAGCGGCGTCCCGGCCTCCAGCGGCTCGTCCTCCGGGCGAAGCCATTCATACCGCAGCAGACTTCCAGCCGCGCCATATACCCCGTACCGGACAGCGCCGTTCGCAAGATCGTTTGTGCCCTGTCTGTCCTGCATAGTTACTCCTCCAGTGCCTTGATATAGGCTTTGCTGCGACTATCGGGTGTAATGACAGGGATTTTCTTGTTGTCGTACGCAAAATCGTGGACACCATCCTGTACAATCGTGCCCTGAGACTTGTATGGCAGTCTTACGATGGTGCCTGCTGCAACAGGATAGTTACCAATGGCTTTAGGAAGTGAGGCCGAAAAATCCCATCCTTGCTCTATATCTTCTGCTACTTTAACCGTCGAATCGTACACCCCTACAACCTGATCGCTGCAGCTTATCGCATACTGTACTCTATCGCCTTCAGTTATCATAGACGTCGATACGTCCAGTGTGCTTCCAACCGTTATCTTGCAGCGATAATATTCATACCTGTCGAGTGTGTAGTATAGGTATACATCGTTATTCACCTCAAAAAAGGCTTCATACTCAATAGAATCTGTTGGTTTAAGTGTGTTCAGGTTTTTGTCAAGTCGTGAGGCTGTAACACCTTGGAAGTATGAAAGCCTCCCGTATGAGTTTTCGACATTAGAGCCGGAAGGACGTATAGTTACGACAAAAATGCCATCGCCTGCTGCCGGAACGAGAATCTTCTGCAGAGAATGCCCAGGGAGTTGCGATCCAGCAGTCCACGATGTTTCCGAGCTAGTTGCTGGTCTGGTTTTAGCTGTAAGCTGATCTGTATATCGAAATAAGGCGATTGAGGCGTATGGAACGTCCTCTATATCTACTATAAAGAAGTAGCGGCCATCCCAATATATGTCTGCACGCGTACCTGTAAAGTCTTCTACCCGATCTGAATCATACCAGTTGAAGACCCCTGGGGAATCGATTTGAAATGCGTTAAATACCTCTCTTGCAAATAGAACACCCCAACTGTATTTTGTGCCTGATGTTGTAGCGCACAGTACTAACACGCTACATACATATTGATTATTGTAGTACTTTACAGCATTTGCTGCTACAATTCGAGAAGTAAGTGTTGTCGAGTCGGTCCAGAAGTTCTGCGGAATCGGCCATTCTACCCACGTCTCGCCGTCGTCCGACACCAGAATGTGTGCGGATGTCGCGTCCCGGTACGTGCGGAACCAGTGGCCGTTTTCGTAGGAAAGCGCGTCGCCGCCCGCTCCGACGTTTGTTGATACGGTCTTTTCCGTCCAAATCGCCGGGCTGTCCGGCGTCCGCAGGACGGCGCAAAGGCTTGGATACTGTTCCTGCGATACAGTGCGCCCGTCGCACGGGATCCATGCGTCGGAGAGGTCGGTGCGGGCGGTGATAGTGATGTCGCCGACTTTGGCCGTACCCTCCGAAAGCTTGCCGAGCGCGTCGTTCACGGTCGGGTCGTCCGGCTTCTTCGAGCCGGGCCAGATCTTCGCGGCGGTTGCATCGGATAGCAGATTTGCCTTGTTGAGTGGCGTACCCTCGACGGTAGGCGCGTCCTCGCGCTTGAGGTATTCGTAGTGGTTGAGCGTGCCGTCGGCGTTATAGACGCCGTAGCGGATCGCGCCGTTGGCTAAAACCTGTGTTGGCTGCCTATCTTTCATGTGAGTAATCCTCCTGCGGCGCACTCCGCCGCGCCGGTGTGGCGAAAAGATTTTGCAACGTTGACGATTAAGTCTTCGCAGAGTTTCAGGATTCGCTCGATGTTGTTTGCATCGGTGTAGGTCAGGCGGCCCAGCTGCGGCGCGTCCGGCGTCCCGGCAGGATACGCAAGCGCGTCGCGGATGGATTGCACCTGCTTGCGGTATGCCTCGGCCTGTGATGCCGTTATAATGTCCGTTACGGCCCAATCGGTTTTAGCCGTCCACGTAATGCTCTTCCCGCAGATTGAGGCGAGGCGTCCCGCCAGATAGTTCAGGGCGGTTCCTACGCGGTTCAGATCGGAAGCGTTGTACGCGCCCTTCATCCCCGCAAGCCATTCCGCCTGCTCGTCGGAAGTCATGGCGGCAAAGCCCTTCGCCGCCAGCTTCCGCACCCGCTCCACGTCCGCCTGCGTCCGATTGCTGATGAGGGTATCGATAATCGTGCTCATACACCCACTCCTTTTGTGATTGCGTAAAGGCCCCCATCAAATGTTAGCGCGAGGCCCGTCTGCACCGCGCTCTCATTCTGTCCGAATGCGTCCGAAATTTTGATCGTGTCGCCGGTTTCGAGCGCCGGGTCGCACCGGTTTTTTACGCTGTAGATTTTGCGGCGGTTATACTGTGCCAGCAGCCATGCGGCAACGCTTTGATAATTTGCTGGGGCCACGCACGGATTGTTGATGCTCTTGATGTTTTTTCCGCTCCCGGCTGTTACCGTTTCGTCGACGCTATCCGAGTAATCGCTCTTGATGTGCAGCTCCACGCAGTCAACTGCTTCCGCGATGCTCACGCCGTCGTAATCATACAGTTCATCCGGTGTTATGGCCCCGCGCACAGTGCCGGAAGACAGCTCCGCAATATGCAGATTCCCGGCTCGATCAAACCACACGGAACACATGGCCGCCTGCGCCAGCAGCCGGATCGCTTCCCGGCGCGTTGTTTTTCTGGGAATTGCGGGAACAACTGTTCTTTCTGCCACATTGCCGCCATAGATTACCGTGATATCATAGCCGGTCAGGACGGCGGCGACCGCCGCTTGCAGTTCGCACGCGGTAGCGCTCCCTGATTCATATGTCGCCCGTTCGAGCGCCGCAGCCATATCGTTGCCCACCAGCTGCGCCGTTACGCCGGAATTTGTTGCGGTTACCGAGGTGAAGAAAAATTCCCCGACGTCTACGCTTTCGCCGTTTATGATGCACTTTGCAAGGAGCTTTTGCCCCTCCTGAATCACCGCAAAAATTCCATCCGGATTGAGGATGTTGTATCTGTGATCAGCGTTATCGAATGTAAAGGATATCTGCCTCGACGGGAAAGCATCGCAGGAAACGGACGCTTCCTCCACGATCTGTACATTTGCCATGCTATCGTTTTCATATGTTTCTGTCAGGCCGAAATCGATCTGCCGCAGCCTTGCCCGTGTTTTCGGCAAGTACGTTTTATCGAACTGAAGCGTCAGCCTTGTGTAATTTGCCGCTGGCAGGCTGATGTTCTGCCGAACCTGTGTGATCGCTTTTGTTGCGGCTGCAATCACGGCGTTATCGCTCCCGTATGCGGTTAGTGTGATCTGGGCCGGATACTGCTGTATTTTATCGTCGAACAGCAGCGACCAGCCAACGGTCGACACCGGCGCGGAGAACTCAAAGGTAAGGGTACTGTCCAGCTCCGCATTTTCGTCCGAAACTTCCCTGCTCCACCAGCCTGTTTGCTGCCCTTCAAATCCGTCATTTGGGATATCAATTGTGCCATCCAGCATCCATCGATTCAGCTCCAGCCCGGCAAACTTCCCGGATATGGTTTCGTTTTCGCTGATTGTCTCGCTTGCTCTGGTCCCCGGCGCGGAATCCGATGCTGAAACCGTTCCGTTCTTTTTTGCGGACGGATCGACGAGGTAAAACCGGACGAGCATTCCGATATCCCGGACGGTGGAAAACGGTGTAAATCCACTTGATACCTTTTGCATCAGTCCACCCCTTGCTGCGTTGCGGTGATGGTCACGCCGCACCATTGGGAAACCCCGTCCTCATCGTAAATAATGGCCTTGTATTCCGGCTGACTAAACAGAAAATCCCGTGTTTTATCGCCGTCAACATCAGGGTACGTCACGCTCAGGACGTGCTTTGCGTTGATCATGCTGCGGAGCTTCCGCAAATCGGAAACGGATAGCCACCCGGTCGGGATTTTCAGCTCATTTTTTACGCCGATGATGTCCATGACGGTCTTTCCGGATGCCATTGTCGCGGTTGCGCCAATATCCTTTGGCTGAATCGTGAACACGAGATCACGCAGAAGGGTGACTGTGTTTGTGCCGTCCGTGATTTTAATTCTACGCAAGCGATACACCCCTTTGCAGAATTTCGCCGCGCAGCGGATCAAACAGCACCCGCGCCAGCGTTTGGCCGTCGACGACAAGATTCACCTGTGTCAGCGGGTTCGGCTGATTGTTGGCAAGCAGGCCGTTCACGACGCCGACAGAGGACTTTGCCGCGCCGGACACAGAAAAGGACGTTGTGCCGAAAGTCATTTGATCCTCGATATCCTTCCGAACGTCAGTCATTTCGCGGTCAAAGCCCTGCCCAAGTCCTTCTGCCATGTAGCCGCCGATTCCGGCGAAGACTTTAGACGGGGACGCAATACCGAGGATGCTCTTGACGCCGCTCACAAGGCCATTGACCATATCGCTTACCGTCCGCTTTAGGCTCTCCCACATATGCAGGAATCCGTTTTTGATACCGTCAACGATATTCGTTCCGATGCTGCCCCAATCGTATCCGAGGAACGTATCTACAATCGATTTGATTATCGTTGGGATCGACATGACAAGATCCGGGATTGCGCTAATAAGGCCCTCAATAAGCGCCATAATGATTTGCGGGCCGGACATGATGATTTGCGGAAGATTGTTAAGAATCCCCTGTACAATCCCGATAATAAGCTTTGGCGCAGCCGCAGTAAGCTGCGGAATGGATTTAATCAGGCCATCAATCAGCGATTTAACAAGTTTTGCGCCGGATTCGATGATTTTGGGGAAGTTTTCAGTAAGCGCGGTGATGAGATTTGTGATAATCTTGGGAGCCACCTCAAGCAGCCTCGGGACGGCATCAATGATCCCGTCCGCCAGAGCGAGGATGATCTCAAGCGCCGCATCTACCAAATTTCCGAGATTTCCAGGGTCGGTCAGCGTTTCAGCGATTTTGATGATTGCTTCTGTTGCCGCCGGGATCAATTCCGGAAGCGTCTCCGTAATGCCTTGTACCAGAGAGATAATAACATCTATACCGGTTTGAATGATTTCCGGCAGAAGCTCGACTATGGCCGGAACGAGAATCCCAATTGCCGTCGGCGCGATATCGCCCAGAACGGTAAGGATCTCCGGGAGCGCGGACATAAGCCCGGTAACCAGATTTGATGCGCCCTCAATAAGCGAGGGAAGGGTGGATCCGAGTATGCCCGGAAGCTGCGTGCTTACGGTTACCATCAGCGTAGTAATCGCCTCCACAATGCGCGGCAAAAGCTCCTGAATGCGCGGGATCAGGTTATTGCCCGCAACGACAATGGAATCCGTGAAGTTGCCCACGAGAGTTCCGAGATTCTGATCCGGGTCGGCGAGGCCGGTCACGAGGTTCTTCCATGCGGCTTTTACCATACCGAACGAGCCTTGAATTGTGGACGCGGCTTCTTTTGCGGTCGTGCCGGTGATGCCCATTTCGGTCTGCACGACATGGATTGCATCTACGATATCCGCATAGCTGGAAATGTCGTACTTGATGCCGGAGATTTTCTCCGCGTCTTCAAGCAACCGCTGCATTTCGGCCTGTGTACCGCCGTAGCCGAGCTTCAGGTTATCGAGCATGGTGTAATTTGCTTTTGCGAACCCCTGATATGCGTTCTGGATTGATGTCATATCCGTGCCCATTTTGTTCGCGTTGTCGGACATATCAGTCAGCGCCAGGTTTGCTTTTTCTGCCGCTGCACTGGTATCCCCATCGAGAGACTGCAGCAGGGATGCAGAAAAGCTTGTCACCGTCTCCATGTACTCATTCGCAGACAGCCCAGCGGTTTTGTACGCGTTGTTTGCGTACTCCATGACTTTATCTTGGCTATCCTTAAAAAGCGTCTCCACGCCGCCGACGAGCTGCTCATAGTCTGCGTATGCCTGGACCGCCTTTGTGCCGATTGTGCCGATTGCCGTCGCCGCTGCCGTCACGCCGACTACCGCAGCCTTGCCGACAGTAGCAAGGCCGTTTTTAATCTTCTCGCCGAGGCCGAATGTTTTCTTCCCGGTTTCGTCGATGCCCTTGTCTGCCTCGGACGTATCGGCGCCGATTTTTACAAAAAGTTCAAACAGATTCATCTTTGGATTTTTTCACCTTCAATCCGCACCGGCGTACAACGTCGGCGGTGATCTCCTCGCAGGTTCGGTTGTCCTGCGGCTTCGGGCTGATGATGTCGGTATACTTTGCCTGCACAAAGCTTCCGCCCGCGAATTTCGCTGTGTTTTCCGTGATCGTGCGCATACACTCCGCCGCATAAATGCGAAAGGCTGATTCCTCGTTCTGCCGCTTTATTAAAATCGGCAAAAGGCGAATCAGCCCTCCGGCGCTTATTTTTGGAGCTGCCAGAAGCGCAAGCGTTACGCTTTCGCCTCCGACGCGCACGATTTGAAAAAATCAGTGAGATCTTTGTCCTCTGCCAGTTCCCGGATCTGCCGCATTGTAACGAGAACGTTCTGCTCCAGGATCGCGTCAACTGTCACGCTGTTTACCACAGCCAGAATGCTGAACGCGTCTTCTCTATGCTTTTTCAGGATCAGCGGGATCCACTGGCCGATGCGCTGCACGCCGATTGCGTACCTCTCGCCGACTGTCTGCGGCTTTTCGTCGTCTGTTAGCTTTTTCAGGCTTCCCCTGAGTTCTTCGTCTGACACGATGTTCAGCGCGTATACGCTGATTTCGCAGAGGACATCTGCCGCCTTATCGGTGCTGAATTCCGAAAGTTTCATATCGGCCTCCTATCAGGTTTCTGCCGTACCGGCCTTGATGTACAGCTCATACGGCACAACATCCTGCTTTGAGATCGAGTAATGCGCGGTGTACTCAAACGCCATTTGGCCTTTGTTCTTGTCGGCAGTCTTCAGCTGGAAGCCGCCCGTAGAAAGCGCATTCATCAAACGGATTGCGATAAAGCCGCCATTGGTTGCACCGTTCTTGTCAGAGTAGTCGCCGACAAGCCAGATGTCCTTGAAGTCGGAACTGTCCAGGTCACGGCGCGGAACAACTTTCGTTGCGTCCGTGCCGTCGATGTCCGCCGCCGCCATAAGGGATTTGGCAGATGTGGTCGTCACCGTGACAAACGTTCCGGAACACTTTACGTCCACGTCATCCAGCCGTTTCAGTTCGAGTGTATTCTTGGGGCAATTATCTACATCTTCGCCGTAGTCAGAGAACGTCGGTGTCGC